AAGCGGTGATATCACTAGTGCCGATACCTTGACCAGTCTCAATCATATCACGAAACATTGTATTAACTTCTTCACGAACAATCTCTTTCATCACGGCAACATTCATTTTATATAACTCCTTTGTCTCGTAAAATGTTAAGACCTTTGTCCCATAACTTCCATGCATCATCATAATTATCAAAGTCATATTCATCTGCAAAGTCCATGCTACTGCTATGCATCACACGATTTGCAAGACCTTTTGTTTCGATAATGTAAGCAACCATTTCGGCAGTTTTTGCGAAACCTACTTTATTTTCTAATCCAGCATGAAACTCAATTCCACCATTACTTGCATTAATAAAATCAATCATTGTTTTTTCCTCTTTTTTAATTCTCATCATACATATACAATAGCACAACTATTGCCACATGTCAAGGGAAAAATGCAAAAAAAGTGAAAAAAAAGTGAAAAAAAACCCCCTATTTCTAGGGGGTTTCGTGTAGTCTAGGATTAACCTGATTTAATCATCGAAATTATACCCCATATGAGTCCTGCCCATGCAAGGTATTGTACGAATGGTCCTGCTAGTAATATCACAAGTGAAAGTGCTACTAAACCAGCACCACTCCATGTTGACATTTCTTTTAGTCTTGCGACTATCCAATTAATCATATTATCCTCCTATATTTCTCTATTGAGATTTGCCTAGGGTTATTTCTAAATGTGTACCTTTTTCTTGAATAGGTGATACACTTCTAGGCGTTTGAGTTGCAGATGATTGTTGTGGTTCAGGAATGATGAAGTTTGCTTTGAAATCATCGTTCTCCCACAACCACTCTTCTGCCTTTGCGATTACATAGTTCAAATCAACATCTTTTCTTGTCATGTTGTCTTCACTATCTAAATATGAAACCTTAATTGTCTCATTCTCTAGTCTCGCATATCTATTCGGGTATGCTCGTACCTCGGCGTAAAATGACTTATCATCGCTTTTACGGATTAGATTTAATATTCTTTTCTCTAGTTCCATAGTTCTATTTATCTTCTTCTACTTCTGGATATCCTTGATTAGGTACTCTTTTTTCAAGTCTCTCCTTAGCAGAAAACTTCTCCCAAAGTTCATTGTTATCTCTATCGACTATTTCTTTGACTTCGGATATTTCTTGTCCAGTATCTCTAGGACTAGTCCCTCTCTTATTTTTTTTCGTAGTTCGTCTTTTACTTGACCTTTTACCCAACGACTTTTCAGGCAAACTATCGGACTCTTGTATGGCATCTTGAACTTCGTTCTCATAAGTCGTATCCTCTGCTACTATTTTATCAATCTTTTTGCCTATATCATTTATATTATCACTATCTATATCTTCATAGTTTCCAATCTTTTCTTTTTCAATCTTTCTCATTCTTAAATCTTTGAATGATTGATTTGCGGCAATCAATAATAAAACTGCAAGAGGATCAAATACAAAAATTAGTGTAATGATTACCCAACGAACTGCTTCATCAAAATAGTCTTTTGCATCATCACCATATATTAATTCAGCGATATATTTTAAAGGTCCTACTTCTAACTCTAATGCTAGTTGTTCTTTCTCTAAAATAATCTTTCTTTCATTTAATTCAACAATCGTATTTGTTGAATTGCTGATAATTGAGTTTAACTCTTCTCGTTCATCTTTTTGTTTCTCTCTTGTTTTAACTGCACCATCTTTACCTCTAATTCTATCATAATCAATCAATGTCTGTATAACATCGTCTAACTGTTTTATGACTAATTCAGCATCGGTGATTGCTCTGTTTTCATTATTGATTAATCTTTCGATGTTTTGTATCTCTAATGAATTATCACCTACAGATGCAGTTTGGTCTAGATGTGCTTTCGATAAGAAACCAAAGATACCCATACTGGTTACAAATACTAAAACTACAACTGCACCTGTTAGATACGATTTAAGTATCCAAGGTGTTCGTCTCCAGTTTTGATACAACCAGGATGCGGTTACTAATTTACCTACTTCTAAAACAGTTCCCATAACTAGAACTGCTATAGCGGCACTAGAAAAAATCGCCATGAGTCCGAATATCGAATACATGGCGGCGACAAATGATATACTTAATGCCGATAGTAGGGTTATGATTGCAGTAAACATATACCTACCTTACAAATATAGTAACTGTCTATTATATCAGTTACAGGGTTATCTAGTGTTGTCTGATTAAAATCTTTAATCATGTTATATTTATGCTCTTCGTAAAACTTTTCGTACATTAATTCTTTCTTCGCATTACCTTTACCTGTAGCAAACTTCTTTACTTCACTAGGCGATATTACTGCATAATTGTGTTTACCACGATATATTCTATATCTCAATACACCCATATTCTCACCAATATGAAACACCCTACCTTTAGCACCAAAGGCATAGTCTTCTATTGTGATATGAAATGGTTCATATTCATTGATGATTTTCATCGCCCACGATGATATGTTATGATATCTTTCTTCGGGTGTGTTCCATGGTTTATGTAACTCTCCATGAAATTTATTTGCTATAGTGGTGTCGTATTTGTTTTTACTTGTTAGATAAAAGAACTTACATTTATCAAAGTTACAATCTTCATCTTCACTAACACATATAGCAGGACTACTCAATGAGTAGTCTATGCCGATGACTGCCATTATTATCTTCCTAACTTCTTCTCTCTTCCCATAGGTATTCTAATCCATCTATCAATGAAGTTGCCTTTTCGATTAGTGTACTGCACCTTTAATCTAGTTGTATTTTTAGGTACACTACCTTGTATTGCTTTGATAATCTTTTTAAAAGATAATCCTTCTTTCTCTTCATTGAACTCTATTCCATCAGATATTTTCACATTTAGTTTTCTTGTCATAAATCTCCTTCTTGTCTATTTTCAGACTTTTCAACATCAAATTTTTTATCTGGATATCTTGCTTGTAGTTTCTTTATGTTTTCTTTTATAACATCGTTAGGGTTATAATTTAGTGCCCGACATGCAGTAACCCAATACCACATAATATCACCAAGTTCTCGCATAAGGTGATACCTAGTGTCATCGTCAAGTGGTTTACCTTGAAATAAACATTTCTTAATGATTTCATTAAACTCTCCTGTTTCGCTTGATAGTCCCATACCACCTGTTAGTAAACTTGCAATATTCACAGGTGTTTTACCGTACTCTAAACTATCTAGTCTTCCTTTTGTAGATGATATATTCATACTCTCAGGACTTGTAACACTCTCTACAAATTCTAAGTAATCTTTTAAATCTATTTTATCTTGAACTGGTTCTTCTTTATCGTTATATAGTTCTATACCAAATGTTGTACCCATGTTTTGTTCCTTCTCTTGTCTAAGTTTCCATAACATCCAATCATAATACCGTGCAGGTTCTTTGTCATTATACAACTCACTATTCCTCTTCTTCGTCTTCTAAATCTCTCTCTTCTAATTCACCACCACAGAAAGGACACATAGTAATCTCAAAATAGTTTTCGTCCATATCATGAGATATTGTGAATACTGCCTCGCAATGAATACAGGATAATTTTTCTTTCATTACAGTTTGAAACCTTTGAATGTATCTTTCTCTACATCTTGCTTAATGCCACCCACGATATAACTTTCAACTTCAGTTTCTTGTGGTGCATTTTGTAGACCTGAACTATTTAACCAATGCATAGTCCAAGGCAGAGGATTATCTCCCGGTTTGATACCATATATAGTATCTAGTCCTATTGCCTTCATTCTTTTGTTTGCTACCCATTCAACATAGTCTGATAATAGTTTCTCATTAAGACCTATCATAGAACCATTTTTAAATAGATATTGTGCCCATCTCTTTTCTTCGCTGACGGCAGTTTTATACATTTCATATACAAAATCTCTTTCTTCTTTGATTACTTCTAACATTTCTTTATCGTTCTCATGTCTCATATAATTTTTAATTATATGTTGAGTAATCGCAAGGTGTTGACTTTCATCTCTCGCTATGAATGAAATAATCTTAGCACTACCTTCCATAAGTTTTAATTCACCGAAAGCAAAAGTACATGCAAATGAAACATAAAATCTAATACCTTCTAATATGTTTACAGTAACTAATGCTCTCCAGAGTTTTCTCTTTAACTCTTTCATAGAACCTTTACCATTTACATTATATGCATGTGCCGAGTTAATGAAGTCATCATAGCATCTTGTAATACTATCTGCTCTTTCCATTATTCTCTTATCGTCAATAACCTTATCAAATATTTCTTTTGGGTCAGGATACAAGTTTTTAATCATGTAGGTATAACTACGACTATGAATAGTTTCCATGAAGTCCCATGTTACAATACAACCTTCTAATTCAGGTATAGAACAAAAAGGTAAGAATGCTAATGCAGGACCTCTACCTTGAACACTATCTAAAAGTATTTGATACTTTAGATTACTTGTGAATATATGTTTTTGCTCATCTCTTAATTCGTTATAATCGTTTCTATCTTTCTGCAAAGATACTTCTTCAGGTCGCCAGAAGAAACCTAATTGTCTTTGTGTTAGTTTGTCGAATATAGGATATTTGAACTCATCATATCGTTGCATTCCTTGGTCTTCACCAAAAAACATCGCTTGTTTTGTAAAGTCAACTTTCTTTTGATTAAATACACTTACCATTTCTTTCTACTCTCTTTCTTTTAAATCATAAAAAAAGTCTTCGCTATCACCTGCGGTCCACTTGTTCTCACCTTCTACGCCATACTCTACTGTAGAAACTTTAAAATCAGGCATCTTCATTTTGCTAGGGGTGTAAGACTTATCATAAAATATTACTCTATTATTAGGTTGAGCGGCAAAATGACCATTCTCTAACTTAATAATGTTAAACGATTTATGTTGACTAGGTGTTTCACTAAAACCAACATTTATGTCTTGATTTGTTGCATTGCAACTATCTATAGTAAACATGTAATGTCCACCATACCACTTCTTTTGTGGTGATAGATATTTACACATATTACCACCTAAGAAATTCTTTTCTATTACTGATATATCATAACTGAAACAATCCCATAATTGCAACTCTGACAAAGGCAAACTTTCTCCGTAATCTTCTTTCCAAACAAATGCTGATATAGGTAACTTATCATATAAAGCACCATAGTTTGGTAAATAAGTTTCAAAGTATAATGCTCTACCTTGAATAGATTTAACTGAAATCCATAGTCCTGGTTCTAATTCACCATGACCTTTTTCTAAGTCATACAGATATTCTTTTTTTACAAAAACATCTACATGAGGTAAGTTGCTACATAAAAATGCCATTGTTTATCCTTTTATATCTTACAAGCATCGCAATCGTCTTCGTCTTGCTCTACTTGGGGTTTTGTTTCATCATGCCAACCTATAGAATGTTTAGGTTCATCATCTGATTTACCATCATTTGTATTTTGATAGTAAGATGTTTTCCAACCATACTTATAGGTAGTCAACAAGTCTTGTGCCATAACTGACACAGGTACTTCATTATTATCATAGTTTGCTGGATTGTATGACCAGTTACCTGATATGCCTTGGTCAAAATACTTTTGCATTACTGCAACTATCTTAATATAACCATCATTATTAGGCATATCCCATAGCAAAGTATAATTATTTTTAAGAGTAGAATACTGAGGTACTATTTGTTTAAGTGTACCTTTTTTACTTTTCTTAACAGAAAGGTAATCACGAGGAGGTTCAATACCATTCGTTTCACCTGAGACCACAGACGAACTCTCTGATGGCATCTGTGCCGATAAGGTTGAGTTGCGTAACCCATGTGTTCTAATGCTCTTGCGAATGCCATCCCAGTCATAACTTAGTTTCCTCTTTACGATATCATCTACATCTTTCTTGTATGTATCAATCGGTAATTTTCCATCGCTATATTTAGTCTTATCAAAGTATGAACACTTACCTTTTTCTTTTGCAAGATTAGTAGATGCTTTCAATAGATAATACTGAAATGCCTCTGATAATTCATCTACAAGTTTCCATGCTTCTTTATCACCATACTTAACTTTATGTTTTGCAAGATAGTGTGCAAGACCTATATAACCGATACCTAAACTTCTTCTTGCTTTTGTAGATATCTCTGCCGCTTTGACAGGATACTCTTGATAATCTATAATCTCATCTAATGCTCTTACAGATATGTCGCATAGTTCTTCTAAATCATCTAAGTCTTTTAAGATACCTACATTGATTGCTGATAAAATACACAATGCAATTTCACCTTGGGTATCATGCAGACTTTGAATAGGTTTAGTAGGTAGTGTGATTTCTTGACACAAGTTTGACATATTAATTTTATCTTTGAAAGAACTATGACTATTTGCATGGTCAATATTCATAATGTAAATACGACCTGTTTCTGCTCTTTCTTTTAAGAGTTCTAATATCAAAGTTTGACAATTTACTTTTTTCTTAGGTACTGAATATGCTCTCTCATACTTTTCATATAGTTCATCAAACTCATCTGTACCGAATGCATCATATAGACCTGGTACATCGTGAGGTGAGAATAAACTAATGTCTTCGTTCTTTAGAAATCTTTCATAGAATAGTTTAGATAACTGAATAGAATAATCTAGTTTTCTAACTCTATTATCTTCACTACCTTTATTGTTTTTTAGTACAATGATGTCTTCTATTTCTTTGTGCCATATAGGGAAGTGAGTGGTTGCACTACCACCTCGGACACCATTTTGAGTACAACATCTAACTGTTGCCTCAAACTTTTTAAGGAAAGGGATGACACCCGTATGCTGAACTTCACCACCTCTGATTTTTGAGTTGATTCCTCTAACCCTTCCTGAATTGATTCCGATGCCGGCACGCATTGAGACATAATAACCAATAGCACTATCAGAATTAAAAATACTATCCAAAGTATCGTCCACATCAACCAAGACGCAAGATGCAAACTGACGAATAGGAGTACGAACACCGGCGAGAACAGGAGTTGGTATATTAATTTTAAATCTAGATATCGCATTGTAATATTTTTTAACATATGATAACCTACTTTCTTTTGGATATTGTGCGAACAAAGTCGCCGCTACAAGTAGATACATGAACTGAGGGGTCTCATATATCTCACCTGAACTTCTATCCTGTATTAAATATTTGTCAACTACTTGCTGAAGACCTGCATAGGTAAACAAATAATCTCTATCGTGGTCAATAAACTTTTCTAGTTTATTCCATTCAGCATCATCATAATATGAAATTAAATCTTTATTGTAAACACCTCTTTCGATATTCTCTTTAACTAAATCTTTTAGTCTAGGATATTCGAAACGACCGAATACTTGCTTTCTCAATCCATACAATAATAGTCTTGCGGCAACATATTCGTAATTAGGATTTTCTAATGAAATTAAATCTGAGGCAGATTTAACTAAAATCTTTTGTATATCTTTTGTATTAATACCATCAAAGAACTGTATTCCTGTATTCATCTCTACTTGTGATGATGAAACACCTGAAAGGTCTTCACATGCTTGTTGTGTCATTTTTTGAATTTTCGTGATATCTAATGGTTCGTTTGAACCGTCCGACTTTACTACAGAAATTGCTTCTTTGTTCATTTTTCCCTCTATTAGTTTTTTACTCTGAATATTAAATATAATAAATTTTGCGTTGCGTTTATATTAGGTTGTCTAACTTGCCAAGCACAATTATTTTTTACTACAATAACTCTACCAGGATAACTAGTAATACACTCGCAAGGTTCACTATCTTTAAAAAATAATGTTTCACCACCCCAATGATTAGACCATGCTCTTGAAAAATTACACATAACAACTATACCATCATCTGCACCTTTGAAAGGTACAGGATACTCATCATGCTTATAATGAATGACCTCAGGAAAGAGTACAGGTTTACCTTTGTATTCTTTCATACTAGGATGCTCATCAACAATCTGACCTAGACATCTTTCAGCAAGGTCTTGTATTTCATCTTCTCTAAAATTTATAATATTTTGATACTCTTCAGTATCGTTTTGTGTGATAATATTATCGAAGGTAACTATATCAGGTTCTACTTTACTTGCTGACAAGTTATAATTAATATCTTTTTCATCTCTATGTTTTAATCCACCACTTCTCATATTTAATCCTTGTTTAGTTTCGTTTCTTCAGGGTTATGTTTTACCATCTCTGTTGTCTTTTTATCATCGTCTTTATGATGTAACTTGTAGGCAAGTGTATATCTATAATCTTTCATATAAAGACTATTTACAGATCCTGCTCTATGCAATTTAAATCCATCAAAGAATACTGCACGACCAGGTTTAGGTGATACTATTCCTACTGCATCATTTTCATCATCAAAAAATACTGTTTCGCCTGCATGTTGTATACCCACATCAATGTTCATATAAACTAAACAGGTTGTATGATTGTAGTCTCTATGAGGTAAACAAATTTCATTTGCCTTCCATGCATTCATATATGCACGACCTATCCATAAATCTACATTTGTTAACTCTTGTGCTTTTGTTAAAATTTTATCATCAAACTCTTCTCGCCAGTCAGGATTTAAATCTGCAATCATACCTGACAAGACATTATCTTGCTGAAATATATCTCTCTCAAATGCATTCCATGTTAACTCTTTTACTTTTCTCTGATATTTTACTACCTCATCGGGCATCAAAAAATTATCTATTACATCTATACGCATTTCTTCCACTCATTTAACTTGTTCATTGCTCCGAGATTAGAGTAAGTGTTGTTACTTATAATATCCTTAATCTCACCTTGTGTATAACCTGCAACTATCATATCATTAATATCTTTTTCAACAATAGAGTCCTGCCAGATACAAATTGATGCACCTTGCTCTATTACCTTTTTCATTCTCTTGATTATTTCAGGATTGCGAGGTTCATTATCAAACACATATGTTACATCATACTTTCTATACTCTACAGGTAAGTCTGCACCTGCCATTGCAATAGAATTATCTATAAACATTGCATCAATAGGACCCTCTGTTACATACACTTTTTCCGATAAATTTACTTTGTCTAGGTTGTATAACTTCGGCATGTTATCTAACATGATAGTGATATACTTAGGTGTCTCTTTACCGAATGCTCTACCTTGAAAACCAAAGAGTTTGCCTTTCTCATCATAGAAAGGTATTAGCAATCTAGGATGGTCAGACTTGACATTAGGAAACTTATTAGGTATAATGCCGTTAACAAATGTCATAAAATTATTCACAAGATATAGTTCATTCCACTTATCTTCAGGTATCATTCTGCGTTTTAGATAATCTCTTACAGGATGCTCAAAAGATAGTCTGGAGACGGTTTTAAGGGTCTGTAGGAGGTGTTTCTGTTTAATTACGACTGATTGATACTCTATATCATCATGCATCGTATGGCGTTGTTCACCGTTAGAATATCTTTCTAAAATGTATCGTTTATACATGTCGCTATCTAATCTTTCTAGAAGTTTACCGAAAGTTGTAGATAGACCACAGTTATGGCAACGATAGAGCATCATATCTTTTGCTCGATATAGATACCCTCTTGTTTTAGTCTTCTTCTTTTTACTATCGCCACATACAGGACATCTGAAATTATACAGATAATCTTTCTTCTTCTTGAATAGAAGAAGTTTATGCGATATTTGATTGATGTATGTAAGGTCTGTTGATAATGACATAGAACATAATATACTTGAAACTTATTTGTTTGTCAAGGGAAAAATTAAAAAATATTATCCCATGGTATAGTTGAAACTAGGTATCCTAAAACTATTGCCCCACCTACCATTAACCATCTCCATTGTTCTAGTTTGCCAAGTCTCTCTGATACTAATTGATGATGTAATGTTTGGTCTTCTCTTAACTTCTTAATCTCGTCCATTATAACTCGGTGAGACTTTTCTACTTCCATATTAACCTCTGCTCTAGTTTTCTCTATTCGATTATGTATAACTTCGATATTGTCATCTAATGATTTATCTGTATTACTTAGTTTCTCTTCTTGTATGGCAATCATTCGATTGACCGAAGTAATAACTTCACTTAACTTATCTATTGCCGTATCTAATTTACTAGTAACAGATGTTAATGTGTCTATGTCTTTTTTAACTAAAGCAATCTCTGTACGCAAGTTGCCGTTTTGATGATTATTTTCTTCCGCCATTTAGTTTTGATACCTCGTTCTCTAAGTTATTTATTCTCTCCATTAGTTTAGGAAATTTCTTAATCAACTTCTCTTCGGTAGTCAAAACTTTTATATCGTATCTCTCTGCCGCCCAGTTATAACAACGGTCTACCTTTTGATAAAACCATATTCCAAGTTTCGTTTTTTTAAACCACGCATTAGTAGATTGACCTACTATTGCACCCAGTATAGATTTAATTAAAAAGAACCACATCTACCAAGTCCTTGGTGCTGAAGATTTAATCGCAAATCGACCAAATAATCTTACTGCGTAATAGGCACTATATTTTTTCCAAGATGCTACTAAAGGTTCTGTAGCATTCATGCCTTGTAAAAATACATTGTCTGCTAGTTTTCTCATTTCTGCAAATTCTTTTTTTGTCAAGAAAGGTCTTCTAGCATTAATTCTTTCGTATAAGATGTCGTGTATTACTGCTGGTCTTGCCACATCGAATGGTGCAATGAATGCCCAACATGCTCTCGGTACACTTGCTAAGTCTGTAATGTAACCTTCTGGTACTGTAATCTTACCTGTAGCAGTTATTTTAACATCTACTTTAGCATCTTTAAACTTTTTAATATCTTCTTTTGTTAAATCACTAGAAAATGATAAATCTTTTTCTAGCATCCATTTCTTAGGTCTTTTGAATTTACCATATAGAAGGTCGTTCCATTTACTCTTCATCTTTATCCTCTTTATCTTTAGGTTCGTAATATTCTTTATACTTAATCAAAACTTCTTTTTGAGTTAGTATGTATCTTTTTAATTCTTCCATGTTTAACGATAGCACTTCATAGGTATCTGTATCTAATGCGAACAAGGCAATAGACTTACCTTCATTTTCTAAGTTAGTAAATATCTGTTCAGCATTTTCTT